ATCGCCCCGTTGTTAAGGGAGCTTTTACTGCGGTCACGGGTTGGCGCCGGCATTGGTTGTTGCAGCAAGAAGCACTCTCCAGGTCCAACACTGCCGCATGTGAGCCGCCCCATCAGCCTTTTCGAGAGCGCGTGCGCGTTCTCGAAAGGGTGGTTCGATTCCACCTCGTTGGTCGAGGTCTGGCGAGGCGGGAGCCGCGTTCGATTCGTGGTGATTGGGGTGCTCGGCAATAACCGATGCACTAACTCTGGCGAGCAGTGACCCGGGCGGCCCGCCCGTTAAACGCGCCGATGGAAGTCGGCCGAGGGGCACCATCTTGAGGGCGCGCCTGGCGCAGTAGTGCGGAGGGACTTGTCTATCCCCGAGCCGCGATCAGGGCGCCGCCAAGATGGTGAATGCGCAGGCCGGTGCGCGTGTCGTGAAACATCTGCTGAGACCGAGCGGTACGGGTTCACGCCCATCCCGTGGGGCAGACTGCTGGGGATCGGCTCCAGCCACCATCTACCTCCCCTCCCGGGGCGCCTCGACCATCTGCGCTCCGTTTAAAGGACTTTCTGTAAAAAGAAAGTCCTTCTTTTTTACGAAATCGTACCGCAGGACCTTTTTGCGGCGCCCCGCCGATGATGCCGATCATTTCGCAGATCGGACAAACCATGGCCGTCACCCAGGCAGACCTTGACAACTTGAACGCGGCCATCGCGTCCGGCGTGCGCTCCACCACGCTCGGTGGGCAATCTGTGATTTTCAATACCACAGAGTCGCTGATCAAGGCACGCAACGACCTCGCCGCCCAACTGGCCGCGCAGAACGCGACCGCCCAGCGCCCCCGCCAGTCCTATGCGTTCTACGCGGGCCGAGGGTACGACTGATGGCGGCCCGCTACAGCGCCAACGGCAAGCGCATCGGCCGCCCGCCCAAGAACCCGCAGCCCGAGCAGACGCAGGTCGCCCAGGCCACCACCAAGTTCACCGCGCGCTATGACGCAGCAGGGCAGGGCCGACGCCTGGCCGGCTGGACGCCGCCCTCCAGCGGCCCGAACACGGCCATGGCCGGCCTGCAGACGATCCGCAACCGCTCACAGGACGCGGTGCGCAACGACTGGTCGGCCAAGAGCGTCACGCAGAAGTGGGCCACCAACCTGGTGGGCATCGCCATCACGCCGCGCTTCAAACGCATCAAGAGCAAGACCCGCAAGCAGGAACTGACCGACCTGTGGAACGACTTCGTGAAGAAGGCCGACGCCGACTGCGTTCTCGACGGCTACGGCCAGCAGACGCTCGCGGTGAAGGCGTGGCTGGCAGCCGGTGAGGTGTTCGCCCGCCGCCGCGCCCGGTTCCTGGACGAGGACGGCCTGGTTGTGCCCATGCAGGTGCAACTGCTGGAGGCCGACATGGTGCCGCTCATGGACGCGGACACCTGGAAGGGCCTCGCCGTCGGCAGCGTTATCCGCTCGGGCATCGAGCTCAACAAGCGCGGCAAGCGCGTGGCCTACTGGGTCTACAAGCAGCACCCGGGTGACAAGGGTATCATGGGGATCATCGAGCCAGACGCCCTGGTTCGCGTGGCCGCCTCGGACATGATCCACATGTTTGAGCCTGACCGCCCCGGCGCGCTGCGCGGCGTGCCCACCATGGCCTCGGTGCTGGTCAAGCAGCGCAACGCCGTGGACTACGAGGACGCCACGCTGGAGCGCCAGAAGCTGGCCAACCTGTTCGTGGCCACCATCTCACGCACGCTGCCCCCGCTGGACCCCAACGACCCGAACAACGGCGCGCTCACCGGTGCGCCCTACGAGACGGATGGCATCTCGCCCGAGCCGCTGGTCCCGCTGCGGCCGGGCCTGGTGCAGGAGCTGGAGGACGGCCAGAAGATGGAGTGGTCCAACCCACCCGAGGCGGGTACCAACTACAGCGACTACATGCGCACGACGCACCTCGGCACCGCCGCGGGCGCCGGCCTGCCGTACGAGCTCATGGCGGGCGACATCCGGGAGGTCAGCGACCGCACGCTGCGCGTGGTGATTAACGACTTCCGCCGCTTCGCCGAGCAGCGCCAGTGGCAGATCGTCATCCCGATGTTCTGCCAGCGCGTGATCGAGTGGTTCGCGGATGCGGCCGTGCTCGCGGGCGAGATCAGCCTGGCCGAGTACGACGACGTGATCCGCGTGGAGCATGCTCCGCACGGCTGGGCCTACATCCACCCGGTGCAGGACGTGCAGGGTAAGAAGATGGAAGTGGACTCCGGGTTCCGCAGCCGCTCCAGCGTGGTGGGCGAGCGCGGCGACGACGCCGACACGGTGGACGAAGAGCGCAAGGCCGACATGGACCGCGAGAAGGAACTTGGCCTGTGGGTCGATCCGCTCGGCGCGCCGGCCGCGACCAGCGACCCCGCGGACCCGGCAGACGCCGACGGCATCGACCCCGACGAGTACAGCGCGCCGCCCAACCCCACGCAGGCTCAGCAGCGCGAGATGCACCTGGCGCTGCTCAAGCGCACCGAGGCCGAGACCGACGCGCTGCGTGCGCGCACCCTTGCCGCCAAGGCCCCGCCGCAACCTGCGCCCCCGCCAGTAGACCCCACGGCCGAGCAGACGCTGGCGCTGCAGAACCGCATCCTGGACCTGCTCGGCGAGGGGGCCGAAGGTGGACAGCAATGATCGCGGCATCCTCACCCTGCTCGCAAAGGGGCTGCGCGATCTGCGAAAGCAGTTCGCCGACCTCGCGCGGCAGCCCGGCCCCGCGGGCGCGGCCGGGCAGGCCGGTCAGCCCGGACAACGAGGCGAACCCGGACCAGCAGGCACTCCGGGTGCTCGCGGTCTTCGTGGGGACCCTGGCGCTGCTGGGAAGCCTGGCCCACGTGGTCTTCGCGGAGAGCCCGGCAAAGACGGAGACCCCGGGCCGATGGGCCCTATGCCAAAGCACGAGTGGCGTGGGACTGAACTTCGATTCCAGCAGACCGCCGGCAAGTGGGGCAAGTGGACTGACCTGCAGGGCAAGCCCGGCAAAGCAGGATCGAGTGGCGTGTTCGTGGGCGGCGGGACCAGCGGTGGCACCCCCTGGAACCCTGACGCTCTGCCCGAGGCCGGCAACGGTACGCCCGAAGAGTTCATCGTGAAGCAAGGGGGCACCTGGCGCCGCGCAACGTACGCGCAGATGCAAACCTGGCTCGGCGGCACACCGGCGCCCGGCCCCACCACCGGCCTGCTGACCGAAGGCGGCGACTACCTGACAACCGAAAGCGGCGACTTCATCGTCCAGGAATGAACATGGCGAACCTAAAAATCTCCGAACTTGATGCTGGCACGACCCCGCTGGCAGGCGATGAACTCGTGGCGCTGGTGCAAGAAGGCGCCACGGTGCGCGTTCCCGCCAGCGCGCTCAAGGGCCTGCAGGGCGACCCAGGCGATGACGGTCGGGAGGTCGAACTGCAGAAGGGCACCACGCACATCCAGTGGCGCTACGTCGGCGACCCCACGTGGACGGACCTCGTGGCGCTGGAAGACATCACCGGGCCACCAGGCACGGGCGGTGCACCGCAGTGGGATGACATCGAGGGCAAGCCCGACCTAGTGCTGGGCGATGACAGCCGCCTGACCGACCCGCGCACGCCCACCGGTGGTGCCGGCGGCGTGCTGTCGGGCACCTTCCCCAACCCTGGCTTCGCCGTGGACATGGCCACCCAGGGTGAGCTCGACACGCAGATCGGCCTGGTCTACACGGCCATCGACGATCTGGACACGGCGAAGGCGGACAAGGTGACGGGCAAGGGCCTGAGCACCGAGGACTACACGACGGCCGAGAAGACGAAATTGTCAGGAATTGCAACGGCTGCAACTGCAAATTCTTCTGACGCCACACTGCTCTCGCGGGCCAACCACACCGGCACCCAGGCGATCAGCACGGTGAGCGGCCTGCAGGCGGAACTGGACCTGAAGGCGCCGCTCGCGTCTCCTGCTTTCACCGGCACACCCACGGGCATCACGAAAGCGCACGTCGGTCTGCCCAACGTCGACAACACTGCCGACACGGCCAAGCCGGTGAGCACGGCCCAGCAGACCGCACTTGACCTGAAGGCACCGCTGGCCAGCCCGACCTTCACCGGCACGGTATCCGGGGTGACGAAAGCGCATGTCGGCTTGGGCAACGTGGACAACACCGCCGATACCGGGAAGCCGGTGAGCACGGCCCAGCAGACTGCTCTGGACGCCAAGCAGGCCACACTGGTCAGCGCTACGAACATCAAGACCATCAACAGCACCTCAGTCCTGGGCGCGGGTAACCTGGCCATTGGAGGCGGCGATGCCTCGGCGAACATTGGCTACCTGAACATCCCCCAGAACAGCCAGTCGACCGCCTACACAGCGGTGCTGGCAGACGCGGGCAAGCACCTGCTGCACCCGAGCGCAGACACGACGGCGCGCACCTTCACAATCCCTGCCAACAGCTCCGTTGCGTTCGCCATCGGTACGGCCCTGACGTTCATCAACCAGAACGCGGCGGGCGTGATGACCATCGCCATCACGACGGACACGATGCGCCTGGCTGGCGCCGGCACGACAGGCAGCCGCACCCTGGCGGCCAACGGAGTGGCGACCGCCATCAAGCTCACGTCCACCGAATGGATCATCAGCGGGGTCGGCCTCACATGAGCGCGCTGAACCAGATCGTGGCCGCCTTGGCGCCGCCTGCAACCGCCACGCCCAGTTACGTCGGGGCCACGCCGTTCTCCAGCGCTGCCGGCACCGACGTGACAGTCAACTACCCTGTCGGAACGACGGCGGGTGATCTGGTCATCATCGCGCAGCACATTTTCACAGGCGCGGGGGTCCCTGCCACGCCTTCTGGATTCACTCTCGTCACGCAGACCGCCAACGACAGCAATGGGTACGCTTTCAAGGTGTCAACCCGCGTCGCGGCAGGTGAGAGTAGCGCGGTTGTTCCCTCGACCGCATTGGAAGGCTTCGACTGTGCCCTGGTCGTCATGCGGGGTCACACGTCTGCTTCAATTGCTGCGTTCAACAGCGCATCCAGCGGAGGCGGCAATAGCATCAGCGCGTCGGGTACGGCGTCCACGATCCTGATCGCCTCGGACCGCGGCGCAGCGGCATACCCGACGGTTTCCTCAACCGCCAGGACGGCAACCTTCAGCCACGCGGCTACGTACTTCAGGCAGACCTCGGGGGTCTACGTGCTGCGCGCGGCTGGCACCACGATCAGCTACACGGACTCCAACGACGGCGAAATCACAACCGGCCTCTTCATCACGGTGACACCATGACCTACAGCCCCTACCACCCCGAGCCGGACCTAGTGCCGGAAATGACATCGACCGGAACCTACCCCGATTTGCAAGGTGGATTCAACGCCTGTCAGACCTTCGGAGGCGACTTCGCACTCTCGGGGCTTCACCGCCGCGCCGGTGTGCCCATCCAGATTGACCGGATGGCTTCGTACCGCATGGCAATGGACCGCAGTCTCGGCGGTTACGTCGGCAACAACGGGGCGACGGTGGAAAACCTGGCGGGCGCATGGGCAAACCACGGCGTGCCAACCGAACCGCTCGGGTACAACAGCCCTTGGGACCCAATCACCCAGGAGGTGCTGGACAACGCGGCGCGCTACAAGGGCGTCACCATCGAGCCGATCCGCTACATCAACAGCGGTCCCGCCAAAAACGACGTGATCGAGACGCTGTTCCAGCACTTTGATCGTGGCGAGTTCGTCGTCGGGACCATCCGCGACACGCGCAGCCTGCATGACGACGCCCGGGGCCAGAGTAACTGGCACACCATGGACTGGGACGGGTCCTACGCCTCGGACACAGGCATGGCCCACGTCGTCACGTTCTGTGGTGGTAGCCGCCAGCACGGTCGCATCCTCTTCGCCAACTGGTGGGAAGGCTGGGGTGACGGTGGCTTCGGCGGTGCACCTTTTGACAAGTTCCTGATGGGCCCACAGGGTTGTGTAAACGCCCTGCATGTCGTCCGAACCCCCCGTGCACAACCAGTAGGAGTCCGCACCGTGCCCAACCCAGTACCAACCTCGCTCTCCAGCCCCCAACTCGCCAAGTGGGAGGCCCGCGTGATCAGCGCGTTGCGCACCGCCAAGCAGCAAAACGACTGGCCTGGTGCGCTCGGCACCGCGCACCTGTACCTGAAGCTGTCCGACAAGCAGTTTGAGATGTACGCCCCGGCTCTGGACGGCGGACCTGGACACGGCTTGCCTCGGGGCATCGTGCGGGAGCTGCAGGACGCAGGCACGATCACGATGCCGAACGACTTCTTCGAGACGGAGGTGTGAAATGAGCGCTCTCGTCAACCTGCTGCTGGCGGTCCACCTCACCGTGCCCGCGGCACCGGCGCCAGCGATGTGGGCCGCCATAGACCCGAACGACAACGCGCTGGCATACGACCCGGCGCGCGGCTGGGTGCCGTGGGCCGACTGCTCGCTGGAACGGTGCCGCGTCCCTGCCGGCCAGGCGGCGCAACTGCTGCGCGGCGAGCTGTCCCTGGACACGCTAGCCGACCTGCAGATCACCATCCACCGCGAGGTGAAGACCGAGAATGGGGTGACCACCTGGGAGAAGAAGGCGTCATTTTGGCGGTTTTTTGGTGGGCAGGCACAATACACGCTCTACCCCTGACCGAAACTTGCCCGCAGTCGTCGCAAGGCGCTGTACACGAAAATGCAGCCCAACATGCGAAATCTAGACCCCACGACCGCCTTCACTGTATTACTGGCCGGCGGTTCGGGACCCAGGCGCCGGGGGCGCGCTATTGGTGTGTTCATCGGCCTCGGCCATTGCCTTGATCAGCGACGCACGCACGGTCTCCACGGACTCGTTGGCGCGGATGGCCTTTCCGGCATCATCGGGGCGCTTGGCAACGGCGCAGAGCGCCACAATTTCCTTGGCCGCAGTGATGCGGGCGGTCGCTTCGGCCACCGTGGTGCAGGCCACTGCGAAGGTCGCAGCGTGGGCCTGCAGGCCGGAGGCATTCGCCAGCGTTTCGATCTGCTTGGCGACAGGGGTGTCGGGCACCACGACTTCCGGCTCGGGCTTTGGTTCGGGTTCCGGCTTTTCTTCCGGTT